TCCCGCTTTAATTTACTGCTCATTTCGCTCTCCTGTTTGAATCCCCTAGTTTACCACACCCCGCCCACCCTGTCAACCCCCTCCCATGTTCAATGTACGAAAAAGCCCGCTGCGCCATTCGGTACAGCGGGCTTTTCTGTGTCTGGGCCGTTATGCCTTGGTCTTGTACTTTTCGATGAATTCAGCCGGGGCCTCACTTTCGCTACCCGTCGGCCATTTGAGAACGCCCGCGTTCGCCACCACCTTCTGCAGCGCAACACGCCCCGTCATGCGGAACCGACCTTCCCACCCTCTGGTTTGGCTGGTCCAGCGCGAATGATCCACACCATTCGCATCCAGCACGTCCTTAAACGCTCCGATGTCGATGCTGTGCTTATCATTCAGGCAGAACGTGGCAAGCTGCTGGCTCAGCCAGTCCCAATTCGATCTCTTGGCTGCCTTGCCCGGAATGCCGTTTGCCCGCGCGTTCTCAATGTACTTCACCTTAAACTTGTCCTTCACCACCGAAATGCTCTCCTTCGGCTCCTCTTCGGCGGGTTCTTCCTTCTCTTCGGCGTCCAACGGGGCGTTCATCTCTTGGTAGATTTCGCGTGCGATTTCGTGATCCTCTTTGGTGATCTCATCTTCTCTGGGTTCGCGTTCCTCGCCGCTCTGGATCCCCATTTCGGTGGGCATGTCGTAACCCGAATGTTCGCGCGCCAATTCGCGCTCCGAATCGATCGCTGCCCGTTCCGCCTCAGTCTGCTTGCGTGCTCTCTTCGCCATGTGTCTTCTCCATTCGCTATGCGCGTTGCGCTCCGGTCGACTGACCAACCGTACTGTAACACGACGACAGCGTGCTGTCAATCCCCCTTCCTATGTTCCGTTAGCGAATCAATGAAGTATACTTGACAGCAAACGCGCGCCGTGGTACCATGCGCATGGCGCTGCTGAGTGCGCTGAACACGGAGCAAATAAGATGGAATTTCAAAAGAAGTGCCCGTGCGGTTCGGGCGAATTCCCCGACGCGCAACACGATGGGTACGGCATCTTCCTGTGCTACACTTGCGACAAGTGTGAGGAAGAGAAGATGAAGCGATACCGCTCAGACATTCACGAGCGGTACGAGTGCGACGAACCAATCGAGGAGGACTAATGGTCCGTAGCGCAATACTGCTGTTCTACCCCCTCATCCTTTCAGGCTACCTTCTCGTGCAGGCATTCCCGAGTGGGGACGCGCGCAAACTGATGATTACCGGCGCGGCGATGCTGTTCTGGATAGTCGTGGCGATCTGGAGAAACAAGCAATGAAGCAAAGATACAAAACTCCCGTATGCGTTCAATGTGGCCGCGTGTTGAAGGGTCACGTTCCGATCCTAGTGGAAGTGATCTGCTACTTCTGCTCTAACCCACCCTTCGATGACAACGGTGATGAGAACACCGCGCTGAAATACGAGGACAAACAATGAAATTCAAGACACGGTGCTGGAACTGCGGCGCTGAACACGACATGGTGGAAGATGTTGGGCAGGCCCCTGATAACGGTGACATTTCGTTCTGCTTCGACTGCGGCGCGTTTGCCATTTTTGATGACACGTTCCCCGATGCGATACGAAAGCCAACCCCGTCGGAGAAATTCAAGATCAATCACGATGAAGAACTGGCCCGCGTGTTAATAGCGTGGCAAAACGTGATGAGAAGGAAACAAAAGCGTTGAGTTTGGTAGGCTACGTTCCGCTCCGTTCGTAGCTTATCGCCCCGGAGAGGACCAAAGGGTTGTGCACCATTTCGCTTAGCACACCTTCTCTCCGGGGTACCTTTATTTGGGAAAAGATATTGACGGGGCGTCGATAGTATGCTTTAATACGTGCGCTGGATGGTCCAGCGAGGAGCAACACATGAACATGCGAGTGAACGACGTCACTTTTGACCCCGCGACCGACGCGGTGATCGAAAAGGTGCGAAAGCTGTTGGCGCTGGCCAAGAACAACGACAATGAGCACCAAGCGGAGGCAGCGGCGAATAAAGCACGCGAACTGCTCGAGGCTTATAACCTTGATTTGGCCCACGTGAACAAGGAGACCAACTCGTTCGCGCCGCGCGACAAGCAGAACCTGCGCGGCGGGCTTTATAGCTGGCAGCGCGACTTATGGCATCAGACGGCGCAGCTGAACTTTTGCAAGTACTGGTTCATCAAAGGCCTTAAGGCAGGCCAACAGTACGAGCACGAACTGCTGGGTTCCAAGGTGAACGTCATTTCGACGACCATCATGGCGCAATACCTGCAGGACGCAGTCGAGCGTTTAGCCCGCGATTGGGTCAAGGAAAACCGCCCCGGCAATTCGATCTTCATCAAGGAGGCGATCGCCTACCGAGAAGGCGTGACGTCGCGGCTGGTGTCCAGAATGTGGACGCTGCGCGAACAGCGCCTCCGCGAGGAAGAAGCCAAAGTGAAGGCCACGCGGGAAACCAACGCGGCGCAGGGCATTTACACCGAGAACGCGCTGGTCCTTTCGGACGTGATCTCCACTGAGGAAGACCTCAATAACGATCACCTTTGGGGCTGGGCGATGGGCACTTCCGCCCAGAAGCGCAAGGAGCGGGAGGCACGCCAAGCCGCAGCCGATAAGGCAGCCGCCGAAGCGCTGGCCGAACAGAACGAATACGACGCGGCCCACCCCGAGGAAGCCGCCGCCCGCAAGGCCAAAGAAAAGGCCGACCAAGACGCGGCGTGGGAACGCTACAAGGCCAAGGCAGGCAAGCAGCGCACCAAGAAAGCCACCCCCGAGGAGGAACGCCGCAAGCTGGGTTCTTATTACCAAGGCTACGAAGATGGGGATGACATTTCGCTGGAGCGCCAAATCGACGCTGATAAAAGGAGACTGACCTGAACAAACTCCTAGAAGTCTACGTAGTCACCAAGAACGACTACCCCGTCGCCGCCTTTCGTTCACAAGCAAAGGCGGCGACATTCAAGCTGGGGTGCCCAAAGAAAGATGACTCTGGGCACTTCATCTATTGGACTATCCACAAGCTGAAATTGGAGGACTAAATGGACGAACTAACACAAGCGATGCGGGCGCTAGAAGCTGCCGTCGAGGCGAGCAAGGCTGCGAACAGCAAGTTCGAGGCCAAACTGACTTTCGCTAGGCGGTGCGAAATTCTTGCATTACACCGCATGGGTTGCACGCGCGAGGCATTGGCCGAACTGTACGGGGTGGATAGGAGAACAATCACCCATATTCACAACCCAAAATCACCACGGTACAAGAACGTGCGCGAGGAAGAGTTACGCCTAGGTAAGGAGAATTTTCTAAAGGAGTACTTGGACACAGACATGTTGAATGCCGCCGCGTCCAAGGTAACTTCCAAAATAGGGGTCAAGGAGGAAAACAACAAGAAATCCAACCGAATGGCCGGTGTCCACACCATGCGCAATGAGTTCTGCGACTATGATCACCGCGTCATAATCAAATGGTTGGACGCGGACCCCAACCTGAATGCTGCTGTTTCGGGTTGGTACTACCAAGATTTGGACAGCGAATGGCCAACTGACTGGTTCCACGGCGATGCTGAATCCCTCAGAACCAGCCAAAACTGTTTCAACCACGCCAAGATGGACATCAGTGATAAGCTATAGTTGACAGGCCGGGGGTGATGTGCTAAAATACCACAGGGAGATCAACCATGGATAGAATCAACGGAATACCAACAGACGGTACAATCGCGTACAAAGAGGGCTGGTTCGCAGGGGACTGCCCTTATTTGGATCAAGACCCTGAATTCGGCAGGTGGAACGACGAATGGGACGCCGCCGCCGATTACAACGAAGAACACCCAAAGCCCAGAGTAGGGTCGGTGGTGACGAATCGATATCGTGCCCTGTATTCGGAGTCGGGGCACGCAACCCACTGCGGGGATGCACTTGCCCTCCTCCTCAATTCGGTGTGCGTCAACAAGGCGGGCACGAACCTCGAGATATTCGAGGCGATCTGCGCGGCGAACGGAGTCGACCTGTCCAAATACAACCGCACGAATAAGGGTTGGCAGGGTCGGCTACGAATGACGGGACGGAACTTACTCGCCAAGCGCGTCTTGGCTAACAACGGCAAGTTGATTATGCCGGAAGGGATGGGTGACGACTACCAATTAGACTACGACTGGATTACCACCACCGCAAACAAATACAAACCGAAAACGGAGCATGCATGACAGACGAAGATGTAACTCAATACGTAGATTCCCTCATGGTTATCATGAAGGATCAGGGTGCCGAACAAGTGTCTGTAGATTCGCTGGACGCCATATTTCGGCCATACATGCATTGGATCAACGATGCGCAATCCAGTAAGGTCCACCCCGACTTGGCCCGTAACACGCTGGTGAATTTGATCAGCTTGATGATCATGGAAATGGCCAGCCGAATGTCGGGCAGAGAAGATGACGGCAGCAAAGCACCCATCGAAGTGTGGCTCGGTGAGTTCATGGTTTCAATGCGCGACGAGTTGATCCACGACTTGGAACTAAACCGTGAGAATATCCGATCCCACTAGGCCCTACGCGGGCGCGGGGTGCCTGCCCACGCTGGGGCAGGTACGCCTGACCCCGGCGTACGGTACCGGTGCGGCCAGCGCCGCAGCCGGTCCTTAACGACCTGCCAGCTACACCCACACGGCGTACCGTACGCCGCCACACAGGAGAGAACCATGGTAAGAAGAAAATCAATATCAAGCGTCAGTGGTATAAACACAAACAAAGAAGATAGAGATGCTATTATAACTTTGTTGCTAAAGAGACACTGTTCATTTGAAGAAGCAGCCGACTATCTGTTGAGCGCGATACTCGAACAAACTAAGGACGACATACTGGGCGAGTTAGCCCAGTGGGAGGCAAGTAAAAAGAGAACACCCTGAACGTTTGTTAAAACATTGACGGGCGCTGCGGCCTGTGGTATACTCCTCGCTGCACTAAATCCCCCTGTGCACAAGCCGCGACTAGGGTAAAGGCTGGCCAGCCTCCTTGTCGCGGCTCCTTGGGGGACAATGGGGATAGCATGGAACAAATCAAGGGCGGCTTCGCGTTCAACAACGCGGACGAACTGCTCATCAATCAACAACGATCTATTACTGCCCAGATAAACAATAACTTCATCCAAGTCGGCGCGACCTTCTTGCAGATGTCAGGCAAGAATCCGTTCGCAACCGACTGGTATAAGCGAAAATTCAGAGACACGAACCTGCAGGATTGGATAGACAATTCCAATATGCGCGTGCTGAATTTGGGCTTCAACCTCCAATTCGGTTGGTTGGACGTCGACATCGATGCTGAAGACCCCGCCTACAATCGGTGCATGGTTAGCGCGTTCAAGTTCCTAGGCATCGACACTAGGTTCGCATTTGGGCGTTTGTCGCGCGGTGTTCCGAGCCACATGATGGTCCAACTCAACGAGACAGACCTGAACAACTATGACCAAATGAAGGAGTTTGAACCCAATGAATTCAAGCTGGGTGGGAAGCGGTACAAGTGCGAATTACGCTCGATGGGGCCTTTGGCATCCGACTCACCTAACACCATCAAAGAATCACGACAGACCGTTATGCCCGGTTCCATCTACATCCATAAGTCCAAGCAGGGCGAACACGACGTGTCGGTTTGGTATACCGCGGAAGGCAAAGTTGCCCTCACGGTGGGCGAAATCGCAGCGACCACCTCCCGCAAAACTAGCTTCGAATCCCTTATCACGGGCATTGCTTTTGGAACGTTTTTATACATTATCCAACCGCACTGGATCGAAGGTGGGCGACAACAACTGGCTACTAAGGTCGCTGGCTGGCTTGCGCGCCTCGTCCGAGAATCTCAAGGAATAAACAACAACGAGGGGATAAGCAACGGGACGTTCTGCCCGATTGGGTCGCCAGAAACAGCCGAATCCATGCTAGATTTCGTGTGCGGCGAGCTAGGCGACAAAGAACCTTTCATGAGAAAGCGAGTGTTCCGTGACGCCATCAAGAAGCTCGAGAATAATCCAGATGCTAAGATCCCCGGATGGCCAGCTTTGGAAGGAGACATTGGAACCGAATCCATCATGGCCCTGCGAACAGTGTTTATGCCAGGGGTTGACGTGTCTCCACTTACCCAAATGGCGGATCGTTACATATACGACGAAACCGACGACCATTACATCGACAGGGAGCGATTCTACACAACCTCCGGGTTCGTCCACGACGGGGCCGCTTTAGATCGACGACACCGAAATGACCTGATGGAAGTTGCGGGCAAGATGAAGCCTGTGTTCAGGCTGTTTGAGACTAGCCCACTTCGACGCCGCGTCGGCGGCAGGGACTTATTCCCCGATTTCAGCCCCGGCTCTATATTTCGCTTAAGTCGATCTGGTGACGTCATTTCGGACGACGAGGATAACGCCCCCGGCACGCTAACTATGTTCAACACGTGGCGCGGCTGGCCAATTCTCCCGGCCAAGAACATTGATCCAGTTCTTATAGCGAAATGCCACTCGATGATGGAGCGGCTATTCGGCTACCTGTCCCAAGACAACACGACCCAAATAGAGTGGTTGAAGCAATGGATAGCATGGACTGTACAACATCCGGGGCAAAAGCAGCAGGTTTCTCCAGTATTTGTGGGTGGGCAGGGTGTCGGCAAGTCCTTTTTTGGAAATATTTTCCTAGAGCAACTGTTTCAGAACCAGTGGGGTTCCGCGTCACCAAAGATATTGGAAGGCACGTTCTCTGTCGAGCCTTTCATCAACAAGATGATTGTGTTTATCGACGAGGCCAAATTCCACAGCGAAGCGGCGACAGACGAAATCAAGAAGTTGATCCGGTCGGACAGGATGGGTGGTGCGGAGAAGTTCCAGTCTGCGCGGACTTATCGTATTTTTGCACGGGTTGTGTTTGCCAGTAACCGATGGGACATGAACATAGGCCAAGCGAACACGCAGGATCGTGCATTATTCTACATGAAGACCTACGACAAAGACTACAAGAAGATGACGGAAAATGAATTTAGATCATGGACAGTTACTCTCAAGCCATTCTTTGATGAGTTCAACAGCTTTATCCGTCGTATGGATGTCAAGGAGCACTTCATGCACATCTTCGACACTATGGAAGTTAGTCGCCACAATATCGAGAACGTCACCCACTCAAGCGGAGCAGATAGCCAGATCGTTGAATCCAATATGGCCTATCCTCGCAGGGTTGCAAAACACATCGTGGAGGAAGGACGCATTTGGGAAGATCTCGATATAAGCGCACCGTTCACCATGGTGGAATTCAATAAGCGGGTGGCTGATATCTGCGATTCGGCCCGCATTCGCTATGTCCAGCCCCGCCACGTATTCGATGAGTTCGTCAGCGCTGGCGTCATCGAAAAGTGGGCTAAGGACGGGGCCAAATTCTACAGGTTCAAGTACAAGATTGGCACCCTAACCGAAATGATGAGCCTAGCAATAGGCGTACCGCTGGAATCCAGGTTCTCCTTTGATGAGAGTGATTTTGGCATCAACGAATCCGAATTACTAGGAGCAAAGCAATGGCGCGGCAGCATAAACAGCCGTTTCCGTATGTGATATATTCAAGCTAGGTTGACAGCCAGCCGTCGCTGTGGTAGGATCAGTCATCGGGATCAACCCGCTAACCAAGAGGTGACTAATGACTGACGAAGTGCAGACGACCGAGGAAGTGAAAAAGACGAAGTCGATCGTGCCGTCCAAGTACAGTGGCCGGTACAAGAACGGCGGCGAAGATCCGCTTGCCAAGTTCATCAAGGAACAGTGCGTCGTTGAGGGTAACTTCAGCTTCGACAAGTTCTTTGAACTGACCGCCAGCAATGGCGTTCCGCAGGAGAAGGTCGACCACTACAAGGCACAGGTTGGCGAGAAGCGCCACGGTGCCGAAGGACGTGCACGAATGACGCTCCGCAACATGCTGGCGACCATCGTGCGCAAAAACGGCAAGGCCACCGGCCTCGACGGAAGTGAAGTTGCCATCGACCTGCCGAAGCCAGCCCTTACGGGTGCGGCTAAGGCGGCTCAGGAAGCGACCTCCACAGGTAGTCAAGCTGAACCTGCCGCTGCCTAATGGTTAAACGCCCGGAAGGTGTCCCCTAACGGGTTTGAGTTTAATCATTCAGGTGTGAACGCCCTGCCGAGATCCCTCTTGGTGGGGCGTTCACGTATTTGAAAGGGGGATTGACAGCGCCCGCGCGGCGTGGTACGATCTTGGTACGGGAGCAATAACGCCCCGGCACAACGAGGTAATGATGAAACAATCTACCGAGCTAAACTTGCGTACTGCCTGCAATCTCCTCACCCAATTCGCTGGGGATGTAAGGGACGAGACAACAGACGCAGTCGAAAGTGGCGACCATATCGAAATAATCCGCCACTATGATAAGCTCCGCCAGTTGACGGCGCTAATCAAGGAATCCCGCGAGGCCCTCGCCCAAATCGAGGAAAAGCTCTCAAGGGAACAGGTGCCGGAGGTTCTCCGCGCGCACCAAATCAAGACCATCACCGTGGAAGGCGTCGGCAGGGTGTCCCTTGGGACTCGCTGGTCGGCAAGTATGCCCGACAAGGCGGCTGGTTTTGAGTGGCTCCGCAAGAACGAGCACGGCGGGGTGATCCAAGAGACAGTGAACGCTCAGACCCTTGGTGCGCTGGCCAAGGAACTGAACGAAGAAGGTACGGAACTACCAGCGCCAACGTTCACAACGAACATAATGACGTATACCTCGATCACAAAGGTGAAGTAATGAACGACGTGACAACGACTAACAGCGGCATCCCCGCACACTTGGCACACTACGCCAAGTCCAAGATCGGTAACGTGGACAGTTCTGATCGTATCATCCCGCGGATCAAGTTGATGCAGGCCATTTCGCCTGAGTTGACTGATTTTGATGAGGCCAAAGCGGGTCAATTCTGGCACACCATCGCGCAGCAGAACTTGGGACCCACCATCCGAGCAGTTCCCATCGTCATCCGCAAGTCGTTTGTCCTATGGGCACCGCGCAATGATGATCGGGGTATTCTGGCCCGCGCGATGGACGGAGTACATTGGGACCCCGCCAACGCGGAGTTCACCGTGAAGCCGAAAGGATCAGCCACTCCGGTTACGTACAAGACGGCCAACACCGTAGCCGAAAGCAGGCTGGACCAATTCGGCACCAGCATTCCGGGTGACCCAAATTCGGCCCCGGCGGCGAGCCTCACGTACAACATGTTGTGGCACCTGATCGACTACCCTGAGTTGTCGCCATCTGTGGTGATCAATACACGGTCCAGCGTCAAGCCGATGCAGCAGTTGCTGTCGCGGATCGACTCCAAGCCGGTGCCTCACTTCTGTCAAGTCTACGACATCAGTTCGGTGCAGCAGAAGGGGGCCGAAGGACCCTACTTCAATTTCGCCTACACCGGAGCGGGGTTCACCACGGCGGAGCAAGCCAAAATCACCGAAGACATGTACGAGCAGTTCAGCAAGGGTGGTTGGGTTGCGAACGACGAGGCAGATGAGGAACAGGTCACCAACGCCAATCCTCGCGCCGTCGACGAACAGATGGCATCATCGGGTAAGTTCTAATCCCGGTCATCCTTGACGGGACAACTGCGGGGGAGGGCGAAAATGCCTCCCCTGCTTCTTTGGAGAATTGTATGAACATCCACGAAGAGCGCCGCAAGCGATTTGAAGAAGGCAAGAAGCGATGGGACGAGTTGACTAAAGACTGGTCAGACGAGGACCGGAAATGGGCCGCAGAATTTTGGATGAACGCAGGACAAGCTTGGGGATAGTATGACACCAGAATTATCCGAAGCGTTAACCGGGCTGGTAACAACTGTAACTTGGCTGATAGTAATAATATTCGCGCTGTGGGTGTCATTTGGGAAATAACATGAAGCAATGTATTAATCCGGAACTCGCGCTCGACTTGGTGCGGTGCCATTACAAACCTATAGCTTTCGATACCGAAACAACAGGATTGACTGTTCATGATAAGATCTGCGGTTACGTCATTACCAATGAAGAGTATTCGATATATGTCCCGGTTCGCCACGAAGGAGGTGGCAATATTCCAAATGCGGAAGACTTCGAGCGCGCTCTCGCTGGTGCTTTTAGAGATCGCAGCCGTCTTCTATTTCGGACTGTTGGTCATAATCTTGGCTTCGATTTACGTATTTGTTTACGGCATGGTATAGAATTACTGGGTCCGCTGGAAGATACGATGATCAACGAGGCGATCATCAGTGACATTACCCAAGGATACAGCCTCGACGAATCATGCCTGCGGCGCAAGGTGACGCCAAAGAAGGGGGACGAACTCTATGCCGAACTCGCTCGCCGATTTGGAGGCCTTCCTGACCGTAAGCAAATGGGAAAGTTCTGGAGACTCGAAGGAGACCACCCCCTCATCGTCGATTATGCCACAGGTGACGGTATCTCCACTCTTGAGTTATGGGCCAAGCAACAGCCCATCTTGGACGCTGACGATCTTCGCAAACCATGGCAACTCGAATGCGATCTTCTCCCTTACGTTGCACGGATTCACGCCCGAGGACTTAAAATCGACAGCGAATACGCAGGAAGAGTAGGAGGCGAAATTGAAGAAGCCATCGCAGAAAAAAGCAAAGTCTTTGTCCCCGGCTTCAACGTCCGGTCGCCAAAAACCGTTGAGGCTCTCTATCGCTCAAATGGCTTCACAGATACCGAGTTTTCCCGTACCGCTGGAGGGGCGTTCTCCTTCACAGAAAAGTGGCTCGAAACCAACGAAATCGGAGGAGCCATCCTTGCAGTTAGACGGCTCGAAAAGGCACGGGACAGCTTTATCGCACCCCTTATTGACACACACAATGTCAATGGACGAGTCCACCCCGTTCTTAACCAATCCAAGTCCGACGACTATGGAGTTGCCGGTGTCAGATTCTCGTGTAGTGAACCTAACTTACAAGCTTTCCCTAAACGGAACATCGACGTTGGACGCGTTGTTAGACGACTGGTGGTCCCAGATGAGGGCTTCGTTATTGAAGAGGCTGACGCAAAACAGCAAGAACCAAGGCTTTTCACTCACTATTCAGGAGACCCAGCTTTGGTCGATGGATACCGAAGCGGAACTATGGATATCCACGATAGAGCGTCCGAAGTCCTCGGACTAGACCGCGACACCGCAAAGCGGCTGGGGATGGGGATGCTCACCATGATGTCCCCGCCGACGCTCGCGGGGCACATGAGGTGGCCAATCGAGCGAGCGCGTGACGCGCACCGCGCGTTCCTCACCGACGCTTTTCCCCACATCAAGACCTTTCAGGACACGGCAGTTCATGTATTCAAGCGGCGCGGCTATGTTAAAACACTACTTGGACGGCGAGCCTATCTCGATGAGCCAAAATTCGCTTACCGCGCAGTCTCCCGAATCATACAAAACGGGGGAGGAGAACACCTCAAAATGTGCCTCCTTCGAGCCTGTCAGTACGAAGATGCCTATCCCGACCAAGTCCAGATACTACTTACGATTCACGACAGCTTACTCTGGCAACGTAGGCCAGATCACGACGTTCGTGATTTAATTCGGAGTATCGAGCATGTGGCAGAACTTCTCGAGCTTGCAGTCCCTATTCCTTTCGGTTTGGGGTCCGGCAAGGATTGGGCAATGGCCAGTTACGGAGACAAACTTGACAAATACGAAGAATAATGAATCAATACCGCAGGCTGAAGCTGATAGGCTCCTTGACAGAATCAAGGAAATTATGGCCGAAACGGGGGAGCCATTCGGTCCGTGTGTTAACATCTACATCAAAGAAACCTATGGCAAGCCCATTGAAAATAACTAGCCTAGTTTTCGGCGGATCGGCGCTGTTCGCGTTGATGCTTTCCTTCGCGGCACGAAATGACGTGCCTCAAATTGTAGCTGCAGCCGAAATTGATCAGTTCGACGATAACTGGCGCGATTCCGTAAGGGTGGTCGCGTTGAAGTCAGCTTCCTTGATGGACACCGAACCGAAGTCGATCAAAACCGAAATAGTATCCCCTTCGATACCGCCCATTGTTATGGTCGAAGAGGAAAAACCCAAACGTCGCCACCACGTAGAACGCGATATATGCCAACGTCACGGATTGCGTAAGGTGATCCGTGGTAAAAGATGGAGATGTAAATGAATGATGAATTTCGTCTTAAAGTCGATAACGCATACCTTGTCCAACGCATCGAGCGGCTGGAAGCGGCGCTGCGGGAGATCGAAGACAAAACAGGCATCGCTGCCGCTATCGCCCGCGCCGCCCTCGCCCAGAGTTCACCGCCCGCGCATCAGGAGAACGACGACGTGTACCCCGGCTTTCGCGGCAACAACGAGGCTTAATGCATGATCTTTTACATCGCCGGACTTCTGACCCCAGTCGTCATCGCAGTCGTACTATACATTTGTTTTGGTGATGATGCACCGCCCAAGGCAGGCACATGACCAAATCCGAATATCACAAACGCTACTACATCGAGACCAACGTGGATGACCTGCTTCTCAAAGCCCTTAATCGTGTCAAGGAACTAACCCTTCTAAAGGAGATCAACAGCATAGACGCCAAACTGCGAGTTCTAACCGCCTGCTCCAAGCTGTATTCACCGCAGAACGCTGCCGACGAGGAGCTTTCTGCGGTGCATTCCGCACCATCCTCTGATCAGGAGAATTAACTATGAAGAAGCTACTGTTTGCGACCACTGCCTTAATTGCATTATCGGCCGCACCGGCCAAGGCTGATTTCTACGCCACCAGCTACACCGTCCTCGGCGCGCAGAACGTCACACTACTGACGCCGAAATTCGAGAACGTACAGGCGGGTGAGATCCGCCTCCAGGGACCGAGCGGCTCGGTCGATGTCTGGTGCCTCGACGTGTTCGACGGCATTAACCTTCCCTACGACTACACCGTCCAGACCTTCAATGCCGGCGACAGCCGCCCCGGCATCGCGCCGTTAAACTCCGGTCAGGTTCGCCAGATCGCGGCGCTTATGTTCATCGGTGACCACGTAGCTGGCATCGACAAGGCCGGAATCCAGCTCGCTATCTGGAAGGCGGAATATGGCGCAGCGTTCTCGTCCCTCGCCAGCGGATCTCTGCTGGCCGACGAAAATCTGTACTTCTCGCAGACCTCGTTCGGCGGTCTTTACGACCGTGCTGACCTGACGCTGACCGTCTACACCGACGCCCCGATCAATCCGTCGCAGGCGTTCGGCACTGCTACCGTTGCGGCGGTTCCGGAGCCTGCGACGTGGGCTATGATGATCCTTGGGTTCTTGGGCGTTGGTGGTCTGGCCATGCGCAAGAAGGGTCAGCTGCGGCTTGCCTGATTGGCTACCAACGATGGCGGCGGCGTGCTTGTGCGCCGCCGCTGTCGGCTGGATAATAGCTTATATTTTGGATAGCCGAAACGATACTTGACAGCCGATCAGGAGCGTGCTAAAATGCCATATCGACCGGGAGACCCCGTCTACTATTTCGAGGCTAAGATTGAAGTGACGACAGCCAAAGCATACCTAGTTATCCCAACGATGGGCAGCGCCAAGGAAGCTTGGTGTCCCAAGTCGCAGATTGTGTCGATGAGCGAACCGGACGAGAATGGCAACCGAATGTTCGAAGTAACATCGTGGTGGTGGGAAAAATCTGGAATTAAAGAATGAAAGAGGCTGACGTCAAGCGAAACATGGTCAAGTCGATGCAGGAAGGCGGGGGTTACGCGCGCCGCATCGAAGACCAGTATTCGGTGGGCACCTACGATATGATCCTTATCCTCCCCCGGCTGCCAGTGTTTATGGCCGAAGTGAAGGTGATCCGCGACAACGTGTTTGGCCCAACACCAAGGCAGTTGATAGAACTGCAACGCATCAAATTAGCCGCCGAAGATGGTGGCCACGCAATCCCCGTTGTTATTGGGTTCAAGGACGGGGTGTATTACTTTCACAAACCCAAAATGACTATCGACCGCAGGGATTGCTTTTCGGTAACGACGAGCGACGTCCCGTTCTACAAGCAACTATCCCTATATTATTACGCACAGAAGGACGCAACATGAATCCGAAGTTACGCGACACCCCGTTGGAAATCGCCGAAGGCACCTTGCTCGACGCTGGCGATGCTATTCGTGCCCGCCTCAAGGAACACGGCCACACCGAGCGTTCATTCAAAATGGTAGGCGAACTGTGGAGCGTGTACATTTCGCACGCTTACACCAGCCGCGACCAGTTGCACTTGCAGCCCCACGACATAGCCCAAATGATGACCCTCACCAAAATCGCGCGGGCTGTCTATGGCTATTCGATGGACAACTTCATTGATGGGGCCGGTTACACTGCCCTCGCGTCGATGCTGACACCGCCCCCTGCGGTGAAGTCGCCGAAAGTGCAGCCGTTGGTGCAGCCCAAGAAAGAAGAATCCGATGGGACTGTTTAAGTACAACGGCGTTCATTGCGTCGTCGACGGTCAATTTGGCTCAACGGGAAAGGGGGCGCTCAGCGCCTACCTTGCCGAAATAGCCATCAAGCACGGCCACGCGGGCAAATTCAGCGGCGCGATTTACAGCGGGGGTCCTAACAGCGGGCACACGTTCTACCACGGCGACGAGAAGATCGTGCTCAAGCAACTCCCCGTGTTCAGCGTGTATATGCGTTGCGCCGGGATACACGTCCCGGCTTACCTATCGGCGGGGGCGATAATTGATCGCGATATCCTGAGGAAAGAGGCGGAGAAATTCCCCAATCTCCAGATTTTCGTGCACCCCAACGCCGCCATCGTAACCAACGAGGACCGTAAACACGAAGAGGACGGCCCAATAGCGAAAGTGGCAGGAACTCGGAGCGGGACCGGCGAAGCGTTGGTCCGGAAGATACGTCGGATGCCCGAAGCCATCGCTGGCAATTCGCTGGGCTTGATTGCCCATAACGTATCCATTCTTAACCACCGGATCAAGCCGGAGCGCAACGCCTACTTTATGGAAGTATCACAGGGGTTCAGCCTTGGCATCAACTCACAGTTTTACCCAAAAGTTACGAGCCGCGAGTGCACCGTAATGCAAGGATTAGCTGATGCTAGAATTCCTCCGCGACATTTATCGCGTACTTATATGGCAATCCGTACCTTTCCTATTCGGGTGGGGGATGTCGATGGCTATTCTGCTGGCGGTTGGTATCAAGATCAGCATGAGACTAACTGGGATAATCTAGGGGTCACGGAAGAGAGAACGACGGTGACCAACCGTGTCCGGAGGGTTGCATCATTCTCCATGGAGCAATTCTTCGAGGCTTGCTACGCCAACGATCCGGACTACGTGTTCGTCAGCCACATGGATTATCTGGACCGCGAAGGACAGATCAGCCTAATGGAGGACCTTAACGCCGCCAAGGGAACAATGAACAAATACTTTGATTTCCTCGTGGCGAGGGGACCCAAAGTGAGCGATGTATTAAGAGAGGAAGCAATATATGCAGAATGATGAGATTACACTGGACGTTCCTCCGTCGCTGGAGAAATACACCATCCATTTGGGATTATTCTTCGCTGGCATGATCGAAAAGCTGGACAAGAATTCCCACAAGGATACCCCAACGATTGCCACTATCCCCAAAATCCTGAGCCTGTTGCAGGGAGAAGTAGAGGAATTTAAGGATCAGTTCTATGAGGATAGGAACAACGAAAATACATTGATCGAACTGATGGACGTGGCCAACTTCGCATTTTTGGCCTACATCGCATTGAGGCTGCAAGGGGTGGAGCATGCGAATAAAAATAAGAAAATCGGATCAACGGTGGTTCAAGAAGAAATACGGAAAGGACTGGAAAAATAGACTAACGCAGCATATTCACAACGAAGTTTGGGCACGAAAGAACAGGGCAGGCTGGCATTATGAGCCAACTTTTGGAAGTACAAGCGAAGGCGCTGACAAGCGCGCATGACCGCCCCGGATTCGCTTACTACATGGAAATGGGGCTGGGGAAGACACTTACGGCGTTAACCGAATTTCAGATTCTAGTGGAGGCCAAACAAGCTACCCGATTGGTTGTGGTGTGCCCCAATTCGTTCAAGGCGGGATGGGCGGATGAAATCAAGAAGCACGACATGAACTTCCGCGTCCACCTGTTCGAATCCGGTAACGATTGGGTCAACGACATGTTCCTCCGGGAGCAGTTCGACAAACCCCCGGTGCTCGTCATAAACTACGAGGCGATCCGCAAGGATGACACGTTCAATTATATCCGAAGATTTGTGGCTGGTCGCGCCGCAATGATTGTGCTGGACGAATCGGTGCAGATCAAGACATACAACAGCCAGCAGACCAAGGCCGCGCTCGCGTTGGCTCAATATTTCGTATATAAGCGCATTTTGTCCGGCAAGCCTGTAACCCAAGGCCCACACGACCTTTGGGCACAGATGAAGTTCATCGGAGCGATCAGCGAAAAATACTTTCCGTTCAAGACCACCTTCTGCAAGATGGGCGGTTTCAAAGCCAAGAAGGTAGTGGGCACCCAAAATGAAGAGTTACTTGCGGCTAAGATTGAGAAATTCATATTTCGGGCCTCCAAGAAGGACTGGACCGATCTGCCACCGAAGATGTATACCTCGCGGCAATACCAACTTCCAGCTAAGCTTGCAGCACAGTATAAGAGCATGGAAGATGATTTTGTACTTTGGCTTGACGAAAGTCAGAACGTGGCTGTCGACGCGTTCATCACGAAATACATAAAGCTAGCCCAGATACAGTCCGGATTCATCATCAAGGAAGACGGCTCGGTAGAGGAACTAGTCGCCCCGGAGGACAACCCCCGGTTCAACTTGGTCCGCGACATTATCGAAGAGACAGACGGTAAGGTGGTGGTCCCGTATATTCACCGGTACACGTCGCACTTGCTGCTGCGGAGCTTGGAGGACTACTTCCCCGCGATGATCAAGGGTGGTATGTCCCCGGAGGAAATTCAATTCAACAAAGCTAGGTTCAACGATGACGATGCATGCAGGGTTATCCTGGTACAAACCAGAGCGGGAAAGTACGGTCACACTCTTCTTGGAGGGGAAGGAGCTTTGGATAGATGCTCCACGATGGTGTTTGCCGAGAATTCTTACTCTCTTGACGACCGGAGCCAAATCGAAGACAGAATCCACCGACATGGGCAAACGGCTAACAGTTGTCTATATGTCGATGTTTGGGGCACTGATTTGGATCGCCGTGTCACGAGAGCGCTTCAAGTCAAAGAGGACATAGCCCAAGCAGTGTTCTCGTACTTCAAAAAGACCGCCTAAACCCAAGCAGCGCCCTCCAATCCTGAGGATTGGTCATTTCGCCACGCGCGCTGAAATCACCCGCCGACGTTGGCAGCGTAACACCCATGTTAACGCGGGGTTGTGGACCGAATTGCTCCACCGAAATTTCAGGTAGAGGACCGCCGTAACCCTGCGGTTCTGGAGGTTGCACATTCGCTGGGGGTAGCTCTGCTCCTCTAACACCGGCATTCGGTGCAGCGTAACTACCGTAGAGATCCGGCTGGATAAGCTTCTGAAATTCTTGCATTCTAAGTATATCTTGCATGCCCAAATTGTCCGCCATAGGTGTAACTGACGGGGGATTAGTCATAACTCTCCGGAGTGCCTCCATCTTTGCCAGTTCGGTGGGGGTTTGTGGCAGAAATTCTACGTCGCGGCGAAGATTAGCCGTTGGCCACCGTTCATTTACGCGATCATCCACCATTATGGATCGTACCCCAAGTCTTCGACGCCCGAATAATCCAGCAGTCCCTTCATCCCCATCAGTCGGAGCTTAGTCTGCTCCGCAGGCGTAATAGGCGGTACGTATTTCTTAGTCCGCGTCATGGTTCGGCGGAGGTTTTGGAGTGCTTCCTCTGTCCCGCCCGCCGAAATATGCTTAAATATGTTGGCCGCGCCGGAAAACGCGCCGGTAGTTAGAATACCGGCCAAGGGACCAGCAGCCTGATTTGCGCCGATACCAGCCGTAGCGCCGATAATCTTGTTATCCAAATAGCTACCGATCTTTCGAGTAGCGTTGGTAGCAGGATCGCCTGCGGCAATTTTGTTCAGCAGGGCTATCTCCCCCGGAGACATCATGGGCCGATTCTTCCCCGGAGCGACCGTCGTAGCCAGCTTACTGGCAACACCCCTGACAGCCCTCTGCTCAGCCAATGGATCGTCACTTAGTTTAGCTTGTTCTTTCGCTTGATGGAATTTGGCCTCCACCACTTCTGCCTTGGTGGGATCGCGGCCCTTAGGCAGGACTTTGACGGTCACTGGCGGAACATCATCAATGCCGCGCGCCCACTTATACCCCTTATTGAGTACATTACCTATCTGGTGCCCAATGGCTGATCCACCGGCTCCCCACATCGTGCCCGTCCCGACGTCCTGATCGTGCGTCGACGCATCGACGGCACCGTACCCCGCGCCCTCACCCGCCGCAGCCGTCGTCCCGACCACCGTCCGCGCGGCTGGACCACCGCCAGCCCACTTGACGAGTTTGGGCACCGCCGATGGAATAGCCCGAGCGAATAGCCCCGCATCCAATGCCGTACCAGCCCAACCCATGCTGTCTTTGATGGCTTGGGTCTTCATTCTCTCTTCGGGGTCGCCGGTATACTTCTCATACGCCTTATCAGCGAGGCCAGCCGTCATGGTATTGAGACCCATTACGCCGACGTCTTTCATGGCCCGAAAAGGCTTTGCCCATTCGGGGAGTGCATCGCCGGACTTCTGATATTCGTCGCTGATTTGTTGTTGACGCCAAGCATGCCACCCCTTCACCGCTTCTTCGGGGCTATTAGCATCAACGTCATACAGTTTGCCATCAGAGCCAGTCACTGGATAGGTTGGCATATCGTTACCTCGGTCTAACTTCTACTTTGATGGGGCCTTTTCCGCTCAGTTCTTTGGCGAGGATCTCATCCGTCCTGCGGTGAAGATCAGCCATGAACTTAGATGTTGCGGCAGCGGGGTCTGTTTTGTTATCATAATCATCCGTAGCCAGCAATTCCATCGCCGCCTTGATGCGAGCCAAAGTAGGCTTGATATTCTGGCCGCTCTGATAAGTCTCCAAAGGCCCAAACACGCTGGCCAACATCTTCTGTTCAAAGTCGGTAACTGCACCAAGGCCGGATGCCCCGGTTTTAGAAGCTTCGCGCAGTCCTTTCAACGTTTCCAACGCTACGTTGGCTTTGAGAGAACTCAGTTGGGCGTCGATATTGTCTGCCGGTGTTCCGCCAGGCGAAAGTGATCGTGCCCAACGGGAACCGAAACCGGTGGCTCCCGGCTTATCCACCAATCCCAAAGCCGTATCGACAGCAGAGCCAATCGCCGTAGAAGTAAGGTTGGCGTGGATTTTGGATTTGAGTTCCTTCTTCTGCTCGTCGGTGAGCTTCTTAGCTTCCTCTTTGGCCTTATTTGCTGCTTCTTCCTCCGGAGAACCGCCTGGAATTTTGTACAACGTGGGTTTGCCGTCTGGACCAACCTTAACGCTGTTGTCTTGATTACGTACGTAGTCATAACCCTTTTCCGGAGCCTGATACGGAGCGTTGTCTTTATTGTTGACGGTCACGGATTGGCTGGGGTGCAACATTTTGAGGAAGTCTTCGGGACTAATGGGGGGCTTACCCTGAGCGACCAGCGCAGCGTTGAACTCATCGAATTGCTGCTTATTGTTGGTGGGCTTCAATCCTACCGGTGTGGTTATGCCATCGTCGGGTATACGCTTGCTCTTAAGAACCGGCCCATTCGGCCCATCAACGAACTGACCTTCTTCCGGAGTCTCGCCGCCAAGTTCAGCAAGTTTCTGGCCGGTGCGTTGATTGAACAGTATGGTCTTGCCGGTTTCCTTGTCTTCGACGTGGCCCAACTGTTCGGTGGAATAAGTCTTGATTACGTCGCCCAAATTCCCGGATGCTTGTAAGGCTGCGGCTTGAGCAGGCGAAAGCTTATACTGCTTGATCAACGCCGGGAGCGCTTGCTGCATAATAAGTTGTTGCTTCTGCGCGTCAGCCTGCTTTTGGAAATTGATCATGTCGTTGGCCGACAGAGACATTCCGCCGGATCCGCCGTGGCCAGAAGCGCTGATTAGCGCCGCACGATTAGTGGGGCTATTCGACAGACCAGCCGCGATAAGATTGAGGCCCGAATCCAGCCGCGCCGCGTTCTGATTTTTCTCCATCAGCGCGACATACATGTTAGCCAAATCGGAAGGGGACTGCAGGGCTTTCGGTTGAGCAGCGGGCGGTATCGGATTGGTTACCGGTGTCGCTGCGCCTTGAGGCGCAGTCGGCTGCGGAGGCGGGGGTGCCGCTTGCTGCACGGGCGGAGGCCCCGGAGGTGCCGCACCTTGCGCGCCCATAATTGCAGCGTTCGGATCTTCGCCGCCCACCAACTTCCGGATGATTTCGCCGATATCCATGACTTATCGTCCTGTCAAAGTAAGGCCACGCTTATTTTGCATCAACGCCGCCATTAGCTGCCCCGCCATCTGGTTGGGATTGTTGGGTTGTTCAGCGGTCATAACTGGGAACGGGTTAGCGACCGGAGCTTTGGGGCGCATACCCTTGGCAATATCATCCATCCCGGCCAGCATTTTCTGATAATCGCCACCCTTATCAAACGCCTTAGCTTCCTCGGGAGTTCCGGGTAAACCTACCGTTCCGGCCCAACCCAAAGCAGGATTCTGAGCAGGGGTGGAAGTAAGCGAAACACCCGGAGGGGCATTAGGAACTGGGTCAGTTCCCTCCACCGGGAAGACACGGGCCGGTGGAGGGGCTGCCCGTGCAACAGATGGGCTGGGGGCTGTTACTGCTGCAGGAGAAATATCCACAGGAGGCACCAACGGCGGCCTGCCGTGGGGGTACAGGTTGACCGGAGGCGCGGCGGGATCGGTGGCTGGCCCTCCCGGTGCCCGTATCACATCGGTGCGGATAGACTCGTCCGGAGCAGCGGGCGGAATAACAGGTGGGACAGCGAAGCTCCGGGTTGCTGGGTCCGGTATAGGAGTAATAGGCGTACCGGTTAGAGTAATTCCTCTGGCTGCCCTGATTTTCGCTGCGAATTCCTCGGGTGTCATTTCAACACCTCCATAAGATTATTAATGTCGACAGTCTTGTACCGACCCACCTTCTTGATGGCTTTGGGGTACTTCTTCTCGATGTCTTGCGCCATCGGCCCCACCACTTTCGGGTATGTCTTTGGGTCGTCCTTGTACCGATAAGAGTACAGCGGGATTTCGCCGTCGGTCAATTTGGTGATGTCGGTCTTAGTATTGCGATCTGACATGGCATACAATGCCGGGAGTGATTTCAGCACGCCAAGCCCCGTCGTAGCCCAATCCATGGGGGTTTCCGTGGAGGAAGTGCCGGTTCCTGTCGTGGTCTTGCCGTAAGGCGACATGCCCAAAGCAGCCAGCCGCATGTTAAGCTGCTCAACGGGGTAATTTTTGGCCTCGTCGAACTTAGCCATTTCGGCATCGATCATCTTCTGACGCTGCGCTTGATCCTGTTGCCCACCCGACATTAAGTTGGTAATATCCTGTTGGTTGGCTGCAAGCTTAGAGGCTGCGGTGTTCAAATAACCAGCACCTTGCTGTCCAAGGCCAGCCCCAACAGCCCCGTAACCAGCGGCTTGTTGCCCCATGCCGCTCGTGGTGTTCAACAACCCACCTGCAGCAGCTTGCTTGCCCGATCGATCGGATATAGCGGTTTGGGTGGCGAAATCAATGCCTGCTTTGCGCAACGCGGCGCTCAAATCGCCGATGTTTTTCGTGCCCTCCGCCTGCGCGACACCTTGCTGCACCCCAAATCGGGACCCACCGAATGCACCGGCTTTTTCGGCAGCAGACGCATTCCCCGCCATTTGTTGCGTAAGCGACGTGTTGGCGTTACGTATCGCATTACTCTCTACTTCGCTGGTGTACGGATTTAGATACTTATTGATATCCAAATCACCAGCAGTTCCGCGATAAATACCAGCTGCCTCGCCGAATAACGGGTTGGCAGCGTCTAACACGCCGCTGGCTTTGCCGTACATTGAACCGGCGGTGTCGTAAGCCCCGGTAGCTTTGTCGATCAAAGGGTTGGCAGCGCCGACGTTGCCCTTGATAAGGTCGTAACCTTGGGTGGTCATGGCTGAAGGATCAGCGACACGTGTGCCTTGGTACTGAGACAGTGGCCTACCGGACACGTCCTTCGCCATCTGATAATTAGATTGCGAGGCTTCGTCCACCCAAGCAGGAAGCTCTACTTTTTGCTGCTGCGAAGTATTGGTAGTCGAGGTTGTGCCACCCATCTTATAGCTCCTTCGCATACATCGTACCGGCCTTCTTCCAACCGGGAGTGCGGAAATCCCACCAGCCGTCGCGTCCAATGGCGGTTATCACATCGGCCCCGATTCCTTTGGCCCACGCGTCTATTTTGGCTTCGAGCGCTAGCGAATCTTTCATGTCACCGACAACCACTAGGATGTTGACGGATTTCTTCAGAGGGAATTCGTGCACCTGAGTAATAGCCCAAGTGTCCCCTACGACGTGGCCTTGCGCTGTGCCCTTTTTCAGCATCGCGGAAATGTCCTGCAGAGTGAACAGATCGCCAGCTTCTTTCAGCGCCCGCTGCATTTTTCGCATCATCGCCGCGTCGGTGATAATCATGTCCCGGATACCTTGGTGGCCGTAATAACCCCAGTATCGCTCACTTTAATTTCAAACACTTTGAGGCTAGGCGAATACAACAGCAGTGATTTGTTGCCAGTGGTGGCTCGCATGTAATCCTTGTCGGTGCGCTCTGATTCTCGCAGGTATTCGACAAGGAACTTAGTAACCGCAGGGTCTTCGAAATTCGGAACTTTCATCATTATTTGCCACCCCTCGGCTTCATGTCAAAAATAATTGGGCCAAGGGTACTCCAATTGATGTTCTTTACCATGTCTATACGTAGCCGAAGGTCCCGCGCTGTCTCCCGTAAATCTACCCAACCATGTATGTTCACCGTGCGCTGCGGCGATTGGGTTTGTTTGGAATACACAGCACGATCATTATTCTTCATCAATGAAAAAGCCAAAGCAGTTTTATCCCCCATAATGTCGGGGAGTATCTTAGTAATGGTGGTCCATTTCTCGCCGCCCATCACGTTCAAAGTATGGGACTCCAAGTACGGCATAAACAGTGCTTCGGGGTAAGTAAAACCAACTTCGTGCTTCCATACCCTAAATCCGTCCGACATTAGTGGATTACGGTCGTTGCCGTACGTAATGCCGCACGTCCTGCTGAGAAATCCTGGCATCCATATTTTAGACCTGTAATCCAGCGCAACGTAACGACTGGTTTGGAGGCCCAAATTGATGTCCACCCAGAACCACCATATTTCGCCCCGGCTCGCGATACTCACCACGGATGCTTCGCGGATGGTCCTACCGAAATCCATTCTAGCGGATATGGAATCCCAAAGTGGGCATGGGATAATGTCGGCGGTGTTGCCATTCCACAACCAGAACCCCTCAACCGAAATCCAAATGATACCCTCGGGGATGGATGCCGTAGAAGCGGCAGACATTGGAATAGGCACCTTGCCTACGGGCCGAATACGATACACGTAAGGCAGCCCTATGTAATCCAATACGTGCGTCATCGCGGGAGTGAACGCTAAAATACCGGCGGAAGATAACCTCGCGGCCACGATAGGCGATAATGGATCCACCGTGTAACTGCCAGCCGTATTGGTCGTGCTGGCGAAATTCCAATCAGTGATGTCTTCTTGGCTGCACCAGCCAATGTCACCGAATGCACCAGCCATCCCGAACAGCATGACGTGGCGTTCCGGAGTAATCAAAAATTGTCGATTTGCTACCGGAGCGCCGGTTACCGCCGTTAATTTCGTACCCGGAGTCGTTGGGGACCACTTATACAGATGTCCCTCGTAACTCCACATCACCAGCAGATCTTGACCCCAATTGTCCGCCGACCAAACTAAGGAGAATTTCTGTAAGGTGGACACCGCGCCGAGAACATCTACACCGTATAAATCTTCGCCGTAGTCCAATTCGCCATAACCAGCGTTATCGCCCGATGGGGCGGGTATCCCAACCGCAGGCGTAATATCGGTTAGTGACCCGCCCGATTCCACGTAGCAATGTTGCTCACATACATAAGCAGTCCAAACGATGCCATTAAGGGCTATCCAGCGATGCATGTACCGAATGCGGGATGCAAACGTCCCCGTTAGGACTACCTGTTCCCAGCCGCCCACCGGCTTGAGAGTAGTTCCGTCATCCCATCGCACAAGGTTGGCGTCCCGCCAATTGGATATCTTGGCAGACCTAGACAGTAAAGTTGTTACCCCCGGAGGGAATTCTACGGGAATCATCGCTGCCTCAAGTCTTGATACACGTTAGAACCGTAGCCGAATACGGCCTAACTTCATTGCCGTCCGCCGATCCGCCTTGCGAATTGAAGTTTAGATTAATCGGGTGTAAATGATCAATGGACCGATCCCAAAAGCCAGTAGTTGCCGGCAAATTGTGTGTATGATTGATATCGGTAAGGCCGGTATTGGCCGCTCGAATAGCTTTTTCGTTATGGGAATCAAACCAACGGACTCCTACAGGGTTATCGTAGGCTTCGTTATAAGGATGCGAGTGTGGGTTACTTTGGTTCATTCCCCCCGTGGTGCCACCTAAGGCATGAGCATGATTTAAATCGCGATCTGACGCCCCCGTTCGAGAATCGTTGAGATATATTTGATGGTAATGAGATAGGTTGCACGGATTTTGTAATGTGCCCACGACGCTCGCCAATGTTGAATTATCTCGGTGCCGTCTGTAACGTGACAAGAAATTTGGTACATTGAAAGTAGTACTTCCATCGCCGCCGCCCCAAGTGACTCCGATGGTACCGAACAAAGCTGCGTAAGTAGTGCGCGACACTGCTTGACCATCACACGTAAGCCAACCAGGGGGAGGACTAGGCATCGCAAAATCCATAACGGCACCGGCAGGAACCGTACCGTCGCCAACTAAACGACCAGCAACGGCAAATTGCTTGGGCGAAGTACTAAAGTTAGCGCCATAGAAACCGATATCGGGAGCATTGGCGAAAGATATAGATGGAGCAGACCCATTCCCGGTTGCAGCTAAAAGAACTCCAGGAAGTGACACATTGCCGGTTTGCCGGTTTATGTTGATTGGGTCATCAATCCGTAACCCATCATTACCAAACCTAGTGATAAGAAACGGACCACTCGTACTAACTGGATTATCATCACCCGTCGTGATGGTCCATTGGCCAGACTGTCGCACCATCTTGGCTTCAATGATGTCCCAATTGCCGTTGGTCTTGGTGCCCCACGTATTGTTGGACGCGCCGACTTCAGGCTTGATCATCCCCAGTTTGGGTGTAGTTGTGTCGGCCATATTACCCTCGCATCACTTGATGCAGCGTTCAAGAATTTTATCGCGGCGCTCGACGGCTTCGCTTACTTGTGTCAAAGTAAGCGCGAACCCTATCAACACAAACGTGTTAATCAACAGCACCGCCAACAGAAACGGCGTCTGTTTAAAATCCCTGACGATTGTTTCAACAATCTGGTTCATTTGATTTTGGTGAGTTGATAGTCGGACATGTCAGAGCCTCGCGTCGAATAGAGCACCGCCTTGCGTAGTGAAAGCATTGCCAGTAGCTAACCCACCCGCAAAGGTCATATTTATGCCGACCTGGTTGTTGTCGATGGTGTTGATCGCCATGCTTGTTGCTTCCACCCAAGCAGCACCGTTATAGAAGGACCACCTTCCATTCGTGACACCATTCGCCCCGCGATAAAAAGTCACGGCTGGGTTGCTTCTCATCGGCCTAAAGAATTGTTTAAGGACAGTAATGGCGGTGGACGAAACAACATTCCCAATATGTTGAGCGCCCGTTATGCCGTCACTTACAGCCCCTTCAGGATTAAACCCGATCTTTTGTAGATACCTCTGGCACGTAACCAGTTCCTGATCGTAAGGCCGCATGATCAACGGCGAGCGCGCGGCGGATGGCGCTTCGATGCCGGGGAGGACGATCAGGCCAGAAATACGAAAAACATCTGAGGTAGCGGCAACGGCATTCACTTGACCGGGCGCGGCCTGATAGCCTGTCGAGAGCCACGTATTAGCCGTTGGCGCGGTCAAAGCAGCGCCACTAGCCATCGGGAAGGCTAAAACAATACCAATGCCGTTAGTCGTGAGCCAAGTACCATCTGTGCATCCGGGGATGGTAACAATGTTGTATTGAGAAACATCAGCCACGGCTTGTGTGTAAGCAGCGCAGTAACTGCGGTTGCCCGCGCCATTGCTTGCCGTAATCGAGTAAACGCCTGTCCGGTGGTGCGCCGTCCAGAAACCTATCGTTATCGGCAGGGCATTCGCCGTCCCCCACGCCAGACGCGCCACGCGATAGCCTTCTATGCGATGATGTAAAATAGAATAATCCGAAGCACCAAGCGATGGTTGAGCGGTTGAGACTGCCGAGTAGAGCACCGCAGGGAGACCGGGGGCCAAGGGGGCAGACAAAGCCATTCCTGACGACACGACCATCGTACCCGTTTTTAGGTAGGTCCAATTGTCGCAAATGACACTGCCGGATGACGAACTCGTATTTCCTACGCCAAGCTCCTGATTTATCTCCATCCCGCCGTTGATCTGCATGCCGCTGTAGGCCATCGCATCGAACGGTGCGGCGTAGATGTTCTGGCGCGATGTTACAACGTTAGCGACGTCGCTCAGATTAGCTGTTTTTAAGAGCCTAAGAGCATCTTGGGTATCGACGTAACTTTGAGAAACGGTACCAGCTACCGCCGTATCGACGTAATCCTTGCGCACCGCATTCGCTGCTGCTGGCGTTGTCGGCAACGTCAAATGGCCCGTCATCGTGTCGCCAGCTACATCTACATAGCGAAGATCAGCATCGGCCTGAGTAATACCGCCGCCAGCCGCAGTCGGCGTGATACCCCACTTCTCACCGTCCCAAGTATACTTATCGTACACTGTTCCGGGGGTAGGCGAAACTGGGAAGTCAAGCGCGGCCATTATTCGCCCTTCATCTTCTGTACGAAATCAGCTATCGATAGCGGTGGCTCGCCTTCTATCTCTCGCAGCCGGTTCTCATGATCGTACATTATTAATTGCGCATCACTTGGTGTCGGCGGAACTGGCTCGGGTGGAACATACGGATCAGGGGTATTACCGCCTTCCTTCCACTGGATATAACCGGGACTGAAGGCATCGCCGTTATAGTCGCGGTTCGCCATGTCGGGCGGAATGCATGCGCCATCGAGGTTTCTGATGACGCTGCAGGGTTCTTCGGTTGCGGTGAGTTGATAGTCGGACATGTCAGAGCCTCGCGCTTGCGGTCCAGTGTAACGTAAGGTTATATTGATTTGCGGCGGCAGAATTGGCGAGCCAGCGAAATCCGCGTTCGCCTATCATGTCTGTTGTTACGGCCACATCCCCAGTAAAAGCATCCTGTGCTTTATTTGCCGCGCCGGTATTCGGAGAATAGCCGATCACTGACGGTGCGGCCCGCATCGAAATACCAAACGAGACGACATGCCCTCCAGCCGGCAGTCCGCTCAAACCCGTCAGATAAAATGCCGCAACGCCCGCCGAGTTAACCGTCCCCGGCCGCACTGAATAATCGTAGCTCTTTTGCCAATATCTCCTGCACGTCACCAACTCCTGATCGAACGGTCTCATGATGAATGCTGCCCGCGCGGCGGTTGGCGCTTCGATGCCGGGGAGGACGACGACGCCGGAAAAGTTGAGCGACGCGCCGGCTGTTCCAGCATTCACCTGTCCCGGCGCGGCAACATAAATCGTGCTGTACCAGGTATTTGCCGCAGGGCTGATCAAATTGGCCGCAGTCCCTATGCAAAAACTCAAACTAATGCCAACGCCGTTGGTCTTATTCCACACTCCGTCTATGCAGCCGGGAATGGTTACAGTCTTGTACTCCTGCGCATTGCTCACATTTTGTGTATAGGTTGCTGTGTAGCAGCGGCTGCCATCAAAGTTGTTTACGGCAATAGAGTAAATTCCGGTTAGGCTGTGGGCGACCCAAAAACCCAAGGTCAACGGTTGCGCGTTTGCACTTCCCCAATTCAAGCGCGCGACGCGATAGCCTTCGATGAGTTGATATAATTGCGCACGTTGGCTGCTGCCAAACGTCAGCGACGTGCCGAACGTGAGTTGCACATAGTTGGGAATGCCGGGAAACCCATTAGAACCATAAACGGTCCCATACATACTCCCAGTTGCATTGTTAAATATGGCCCAGCCGTCGCAGGCGTAAGTGGTGGCAGTGGCATCGGAAATAACGGGCGTCGTGATTGGATATTGCTGACTGACCTCCATCGACCCGTTGATCTGCATGCCGCTGTACGCCATCGCGTCGAAGGGCGCGGCGTAGATGTTCTTGCGCGCGGTTGTTTGTTGCGCTTCGGTTATAACCTGCGCAGTATCATAGCGAACAGCCTTGGTAGCTATCTCCGTAGTAACAGCGGTGGTAGAAGCCTTCGAAGTGTCGCTGGGATGAACATGATCGCCCCGCGCAAAAAATGCCGAAACACCGGGGGCAGCAATGCTATCCATTAATGGAGCAGCGTCCCAAGGCGCGTTACCTCCATTTGATAACGTGGTAAGCGCTACCCAATACGAATTAGGCGTAGGATCAGTGTAATAAATATACAGAATACCGGTATCATTTTCAAACCACAGATTACCCGCCACGGGAGAATCAGGCGGGGTAAGCGAAATCGTAACAGAAGCTCCGCCGCCACTTCCGCCGCCACCTGACGAAGCGATGGTAAGCGTATCCGCAGTATCATCGTATGTAAGGGTTACGTTAGGTCCGGCCCGCAACAACGAAGCCACACGATCGTCGATTATTTCGCCGAGTTCGCTTACTGGAGTAATGCTAGCATCAAGTATATCAAAATTTACGTTTAATTTATTGCCCCAAGTGTCATCGGAAGCTCCGACGTCGGGCTTTGTTAGCGCGAGTTTTGGTGTATATTCGTCAGACATTTAACACCGGTTTGGTAACTGGTAGCCATATTTCGGCGGCGCTGCAGCTAAACGGTGGATTAGTGGATCCCCAACCATCAGGGGGAAGTCCTGACACCGGAACCCAAGCGCTGGTGGGCGGCTCCGATGGAATAGGCTGCCACAAAAGCCAAAAATCGTAGCTATATCTACCGTAAGCAAGCCTACCATATTTGCGCCCATCAGCCAAACGACTTCTTCCTTGTCGGCATCAACACAGAACCGCTCGCCATGTCGATCTTATGTTGTGCGTTCATCCCGTTGACCATCCGGACCACTTCCTTATCCCAAATTTCTACCCGCTGGTCTTCGATTGCGTACAACGCGGCGGTGTGCAGAATTTTGAGAGTGTAGACGGTCTGGTGGTAGCAGTTCGCCCAGTTGTTAACATCATTCGTGAGTGGCGGAATGCTCTGATAATACGCCAGTTCGACATCCACGTTGTCATTCGGCTCGTTGATAATCAAATAGTTGCCGAGGATGGTGTAACGACTGGTTCGAGTGTCGAACGGCGGTGCGGGGTCATCCGGAAATTCCGGGTTGTAAAACGTGTCGGGGGTCTGATAACGACAAACGCCGCCTGTATCCAAGCGACGGACCAGCCGAATTTCCTGCCAATCCAGTGGCAACGCCATTCGCTCGGTGATCACCGGAGCGGTGTCGATCTGAACCATATGCTTGACGCGAAGAGCAGTTGAAAGATATTCCTCAGCCATGCGAATCCAGCCGGTGACAACTGGGTCCGGATAAACATCCTCGCCTATCGCCAACCAGTTACGGATTTCGACGCATTTGTCGGTGAGAAATGTGCCCATTATTTACCAACCCTGCCGCGCCAAATTCGGAATGCCGCATTATCTGGGTCGTCGAGCCAACGCGCCCAGTCTTTGCTGTCCCAACCTTCGAGAATGGATTTCTCGTAGACTGCGACGGGCACCCCTCGTGCCACCAACTTATTAGTGGAGCGTCTAGGGTGGAGTTCCCTCATTATCTTATTATTTTCGAGGGCCTGCGTTAGGTCTTGTTCGGTATAGACACGGACCGTTTCAGGTTCATCGTCTTCCCACACCATCGTGCGCTTCACAGCGCCGTCGTTTTGATACACATGCTTTCGTTCGGTCATACTAGCACGGCCTGAGTTCGCTGTCAAGTTACTTAGGAATATGGCCTACTGAAGTTGAAGTACGCCGTTAGTCGCATCAAAGTCGACGGTGAAGTTTTGCCCCGATGTAAGGCTGACTGGCGTAGTGTTATCCCACCACCCAATTAACTGAACGCCTGCCGCCGCCGTCGAGTTATACAACACCACGTATTGAAATGCCGCAGCAGTTCCGGTCGCCGCGATTACAAGATCAGTTGCATTTAGTTTGTAAATACCGCCGGATTGTGCAGACGTAACGCCAGTCAACGTGCGCGCCGCGAGATTAGACAGACCCGTATAAGCAATTTCCACCACGTTCGCCAACGTGGTAAACGACGCCAACTGCGGCGTAGCCGACAGCGCAATCACCAGTGCATCGCTCTGAAGGTTGTGGCCCTTTTCCGCAAGCGACTCTACGAACGTGTTATACTTATTGAATGGTTGAGTCGGCATATAAATCTCCTATGAATGGTTAATCGCGACCATCGCGTCCCACGAAGCGAGCGACGGCGTGTATTCGTCACCCTCAAATGTCGCCCACTGGTTCGGGCCGGGCAGCAGCAACCACGTCCAAGTCGCTGACTTCGACTGCGCCATGAATTGTGCGTATTGATCGGTCACGATCTGGCCGAATATCGGATCGTGCTTGAAGGCCATCAACATCTTGGCGACACGGCCGGTTTCATTGTCGTACTTGCTTGCGATGCAGGTCTGTGTCCCCGTCCCTGCTCCGGTGAAATTAATTATTGTACCGCCCACTGGCGCAGTTGAAACATCGAACGCATTGGCCGTCGCATTGGCGATGTAGTAGTGACCACGATCCCCAGCACCCGCGTAATCGTACCACCATATGTCAGACGGCACGGTATTGCCGGGCGCAGTGAAGCCAATCGATGCGCCATTTGGAAATCCGTGCGCCGTCCAGTTCACCGCTGGATGCGATCCGACATTGAACGTTACCGTGTGCGATACACTTACACCCAGCACGATAGACGTTTGCAACTCGCGGAAATAATACGCCTCGAAGCCGCCTTCGTAACACTCGATGGTGCGATTAGTGTATTGCGCACAAATTGTATTCCACGGCGGATAAATATTGTCGTTCAGGGATTTCAGAGTTTCGCCGCCAGCCGTCCCGCTTGAGGCCCAGTGACCGTCGCGAATATCCGCATTGAGAAAATTGAACGCCGACGTAATTCCCGCACCACCAGCAGCGTAATTGTCCGCAGCTGTAATCAAACCAGCGACATTGGCTGCGCCAAGCGACTTGTAGTTTTCATCGAAGTTAGTCAATTGCGCGCCTGAGAAATACGTCGCGTAAGCCAGCACTTCGCACTTATCGATTGGTCGGTTAGGAGCCGTCCGATAGTTTGCCCCTGCACCGCCGCCCGTATAAGCGATGTAGTCCGCATCACCCGTCCCGCCGAGCGCGACCGAAGCCAGATCACTGCCCTTGATTCGATACAGATCAGTTCCGGTTGGCGAGCCAAACGCCTTGAAAGCCAGCACGCGCTTCATCTGCGTCGTCGTGCGTGGCGACCACGCCGATTCAATCAACCCGAACATTTCACGGCAGCGCAGTGCGTACCAGCCGAACGTCGCGCGCTCATCGGCATCGGCAGCGTCGAACCCCAGCTTGATGCCACGCTGACGCGCCACGTTAGTATGGTAATATCCCGGAGAGTTGTTCCACACTTCGTTAGCATACTCAAAATAGGCATTAAGGTTTGAGTTGAGCCGCGTCCGCACCAGAGCGGTCAGCGCCGTAACCGATGCGTCGTTGAATAGAAATGGAATATTCATCCAGAAGTGTGCGTTGATCCGGTTGGCAAAGCCGATCTGCAACTCATACGGCATTATCGCCGTCTGCGCCGGAATATCATTCATAAGCCACACGTCAAGAACATCGTCATAAATCAACGTCGCCAACTGACCAGCGGCGATAGCGTTTTGCGGTGTTGGAAACTTGTTGTAGATCGGCTTGGGGCCACGACCATTTGAATTGAGCGTCAAGCTACCCGGAGCGCTGGATGCATTAGTGAATTGCAGCTGGATCATCTCACCACGAACATAAACGCCGGTCGCGTCTGGCTGTGGGCCGCAAGTGTATGCGTTGGTACTTGATCCCGTCGTCCCTGCCCACGCTCCCGGTGCCCAACTGACAGTGGTTCTATCAAGTGAAGTCTGCCAGTTCGGCACATAGCGCAACTGACTGACGTTGGCCCCTTCGTTCGGGTTGGTCCACCCCATCGGGCGGATCACCTTCGGATTAAGCGCATCATAGATGGCGACGTATTCATCAATGAACATATCTTCCGGCGTCGTCGCCGAGAGCACCGCAGCCTCGTCCGACAACCGGCACAGGATCAAATTCGCGATGTTGGTGAAGGTTGATCCCGGTTGGAATACAAGATTGAGGCCCTGTACCAAATCCAGGACTGGACCATTGAACGTGAATGTTATTCTGCCATCAGTGCCACTCACATTGAGATTGAAGGCGGTACTACCAACGACAAACGATGCACCAGATACAACGGCAAACCCCGGCGCACTACGCAATAGCTGTATAGCTCCTGTAGCGTTGGTCGCTGTGCCAGTCCATCGCAATACCATGACGGTCGATGCGGTGATGAACGATGGAAATTTGATCTTGCGTGCAATGTTGCCAGCGAGTGGTGATGCTGAATTTTTCGGATAGCCATCGGCATTCATGTCCGCCGGATAAGCGTAGCCAGCCACGCCTGTAAACAAGTCAGAATTATTCTGGGCAAAATTTTTGAAAATACCGAACGCCATCGGAAATCCGATCTGGCTCTTGCCAGTGACGCCCGAGATGTCTGGCGGCGGCGCATCGGAAGGTTTGTTCCAGCGGAGAAATCCCATTTACGTCACCAAATTGAGAAGCCAGCAGGAAGTGCAGCAGGAGCGGTAAACGCCGACGCACCGAAGTTAGCCGTCCATTTATAGCCGCCGCCACCCGGCCCGATGAACATCGCCGGGTACCATGGACCAGAGCCGCTCAGTGTGATCGTCAAGCCGCCCGTGTTTGTGCCGGGGTCGTGCCCAGCCGTGTTGTTCCACAAGCCACCCGCCCCGCCCGCTGGCGAAGTTCGTATCCAGACTTTTTTGGCGGTAAGATCGATGGCAAATTCGCCAACATCACCTGCGTTGACGAACGGCGGATAGGTGGTGCCTGACGGGGAGCCACCGAAATAAATAGTACCGCCGCCAATAGCCATGCACACGTCGGTATTGGTTACGTCAAACAGGTCCATCGGTGACGAAGCATTGACGATGCCAAACCACAAGCTAGCATGCTCAACAAGTTTAACCGCCGTGAAGTATCGTTTACCGGAAGATTGCCCTCTGGCGGCCCGCGAGCCGTCAGCGTTACCGCCGTCCGACCCGGTCTTCTCCAGCGTCAGGTTGCCGTTCGACAAAACGCATATCGTAGAGACTTTCGCCGGGTCGAACGTTGTCGGAAGCGATCCTGCAGGCGGCGTCAGGTTTGTCGGCCCCGGCGACGTAACAGTGAATGCCCCACTCCCCACTGGCATCGCGAACGACACGATTGGTGTCATACCATCCCCGGTGAGGAGGAACGATCCCGTTCCAGCTTTAAGTGTAAACGGATCAGCTATTTCTACCACACGCGTACTAGAAGACCCCACACCTCTTCTACGAATTATGTTGGGAATATGGAAATTGTGGTGACGTGCCCGTATTATCTCATCATCATCTTTTTTGGGCGGTTGAGAAAATTTAGACTTGCCGTCGTCATAAACAACAGGCCGTGTCGGCTGGGCCAATTGACGATACACCTTACCGGCGTCCAATAATCCAATCAATCCGGGGGGCTTATACTTTGCCATTATTTTTTCTTAGGCCGAATCTTGCCCGTCCCCTTATCAGCCCTGTTAAATTCCTTGGCCACTTTGACCGGAATGTTTACCTTCTTTGCAAATTTCGGTGAATGAGCAGCCGCAGCCATCGTGCGAGCCTGCTTAGCAGATTTGCTCGGCATATTCTCCTCCTGTGAATGGGAACCTCCCCCAATTAAGGGGGAGGGCAAATCAAAGAAGGATTACTTGCGATCGTTGGTCAGCATTTCAGTCGAATGCGGCTTGGTAGCTGCTTCGATCATATTCGGGCTAACCAGCGTCGTGATTACCGCACCCTGCTTCACACCGTTGAACATGATGTGGCCGAGCGGGTTGCGCATTTCGACGCCCCACTCGCACAGGATCATGCGGGTTTCGGCATCGCCCATCTTGGCGAGGGGCACCGTCTTGAAGTTCCGGTAGAACGCGGTAGCAAGGAAATCCGCGTCAAAGATGAACGAAACGTCAGCCGGGACCCAACGCGACGGGAGGACCTTGATGCGACCGAAATCGGTAGCGATAATGTCCACCGTTGCGACCACTTCGGTCTTGCCGACGAGAATCTGCGAACCGTTACGGCCGTCAAAGGTAGAGACAGTACGCTTGATCGCCGGGGGAACAACCATGTTGTCGGGCGAAGCGCCGTTGGTGTATGCCTTCTGCATCGCGTCACCGACCATAACTTCGGTGAAAGCGACCTGAGAAGCACCCGCGACGGCAGCGAAAGCATCAGTAGCCAGAGTCGGAAGACCAGCGGTAACGCCAATAACAGCACCGGCAGCCGCCCCTAGCTTGTCCTTTGCGCGACCAAGCCAATGTGCGATGGCTTCGGTCTTGCGGGGAAGGGTAGTTGCATCGCCATCATCACGGGCTTGACGCGAGCACATGATGGTTTCCATATCCGACTTGAGGATCTTGGAAGCCATGGCCATCTGGTGACCAAGCTCGGAACCCTTACCTGCAGCGTCGGCAGCTTCCTGCGAACCAGAAACGGTCGCATCGCGCTTCGAAATCTGCGCGACGTTGGTCAAACGAACAGTCGGGGTGGACGCCGAATTGACGTTCACGAATCCTTCGAGCTGCGCGTTGTTCGGATCAACGACGGGGAGATTCTCGGTCTGCCAATCGAAGGTCCGATTCTTCGCGTTGCGGCGGCGAGACATCGACATAACTGGCGTATCAAAAGGGTCAATGTTATAAATCGAGTTACTTAGGTCCTCCCGGTTCCCCTTAGCCCCGTAGGTAGTAAAAGCGCCTGTGGTTACTGGCATTTCAGATCTCCTGTTCTATGGTGATGGAGGACCACGTGTCCTCAGGTTCCTTGTCACTTTTAGCACTATTTTCAGCGCTGGTAATGACACGAAGATTCCATGGAACGTGGAGACCGCAACTATTTCTACCATTAACTGGCCAATAGTGGTCTACAACGTGTGGGATGCCCGTCTCTTCGGTGAGTCTCCGAGCTTCCCGGTAGAATTCTTCTGTCTGGGGTAAGTACATGCGGGCGATGGGAATATCAAGTCCTTTCTCGCGCGCTCTTACCCTAGCTATTCGACGAGGCATCAACTCCTTTTTGTTTGCCTCGTACCATTCTTTCTGCCACTTTTTAAGATAAACTAGATGTTTATCTTTGTGTTTTTCTCTGGATCGCCTGCGTTCTTCAGTAACTTTTTCAGGCTCTGCAGCTACTCGTCGTGCTCTAGCTTCGCGCTGTGTTTTCTTAAACGCCTCGGCGTTTTCCGCGCTACGCTTATGCCACGGCACAAAACCGCTCAACTTCCCCTCGCAATCAACTGATCAAACACAACGGCAGCATCATTCAAACTGCCAGTGCGGTTCAATCGTTTCATCGCCGAACTAACCCCCTTCTGAGCGGTGCGTTGTTTTGCGCTTCCTGCTCCCGGAGAAATAGGTTTACCCTGCGGCTTCGGTATAACCGGCTTTGGTTTAGCCGCCATCATTCGATCGTATTTACTTGCCTTAAGAAGCACCTGCAACATGCGCGAATCGTACACTTGCGACAATTCTTCTTCTGTGAACCCGGACGAAAGACCGGTCTTCCTCATCGAAACTAGGTCCTTTGCCTTCTTCTTAGGGTCCGACCAATTTTTACGGTTCGAAGCTTCGAACTTGGCAGATTCTTCCTCAGCAAAAGCCGCCAGCTGGGCTTGATTTGATTGCTCCATTTTCTTCTGAGCTTCGGACATCTGCGCGTTCAACTGTGCGCGGAAGCCGTTGGCCTTCTCGTGATAACGCTGTAGTTCCCGCGCCTTGGCGGGGTCTTTGGCAAATTCCTCGTCCCAATTGGGTTCAGCCGGAATCATCGCCTTCATATGCTCTTGCATCTGCTTGGCGACACTCATCGAGTATTCGTAGTTCTGAACGGCATCGGCAGCGGCGCGGCGAACGATCTTTTTCGCCTCGTCCAGCTGGTTCATTCGCTGATGGAAAGTCTGGGTCCGAACGTAACCCTCGAGGGCTTCCTTGACGGATACCTTTACAGGTTCCCCGTCCACGGTGACTTCGACTTCCCTTGCGAGAATGGCGGCTTCCTCTTGATCTTCCCCTTCTTCTGCTCTATCGTCGTCATCCCCGTCGTCGGACTCGTCCTCTCCTGCCTCCCCGTCATCATCGTCGCCGTCGCTATCTGGTCCATCTTCTTCGCTAGGATCCCTTGGATCGGCCTTACTATCTTTGCCATAGATCTTTACCTCCGGATCGGGTTCATCATCGCCGCCGCCCTTAGCGGGGCTTTCGTCATCGACTTCGATTCCCGCTCCAACGTTGGGGAACATGGATTCCACGGCGACCGGGGTGGCTGCAGAAGGTTCATCGGCCATTATTTATCCCCTTTGTTGTACTTCTGCCTTACCTTATGGTCGGCGATGTACTGTTCTAACTGAGCTTTGAGTTCAGTGATGGCCTTGAGCATAGCATGGGCCTGCCCCGCTGTCAAGCTACCGACATCTCCACTTATCAGTGTTCCCAGTGCTCTGGAATATATATCGTCGATCGCCGATTTGAACACAGGACTATTTAATAGTCCTTCCGCCGCCGCCGCCTTCTCCTCAACCTCGAAGTTACTGAGGCGGGATTTCTGGTCCTGCGCTTCCATCTGGTACTCCCATCATTGCTCGCGCTTGATCAGGGATCTGAAGAGGCGCTGGCGCGGGTTGTGGCACTTCATCGGGTGTGTTCTGACTCTCAAATTCCGCTTCGTTGACGTCAACGGCGAATTGAGCCTCTATCTTAGCCGCGTCGAGCAGTCCCTTGACGATCATGTCGTCGCGGCGGAAGTCGTCGTCTACTCGGAGCTTCCTATCGGCGAAGTTGGACTTGCTGATTTCCGTCGCCATCTTGACGCGGTTCTTTTCCATCTCGCTCTGTGCAAGGAGCGTGGCCGCATCGGGTTCCTTCGGTGTCGCTGCGATGGCTTTAACTTGCTCTTCGCTGACTTCACGGTAATAACGATCAACATTCTTGACATTCGCTATGGCGAGGATATCCGTGAGGGTATTGCGGAATTCTTGAACGCCGCAGATTGGATTCTCCACGCCGAATTGGGTCATGATGGCAGTTTGTGTGGCCTTCACTTCTTGGAGGACCATCAGCCGCGTCATGTCCGAACCCTTGCCAAGGGTGGGGTTGACGCTTACCCGCATGGTGGGGTCAAACGTGGAAGGATTGATGTCCACCCACTTGCCGCGCAATTGCACCGTTCGCATCTGGTTGGGGTTATTGACGATCTCGCGGAGAAGCCCCTTGAACAGTTGCTTCATCCCGGTTTCGGCAAGAATGCGGGCACACAGTTCGATGCGCTCTTGAGCACCCTGAACAATCGCGTCGATGCCGGTTACGTTCGTGCTCTGCAACGCGCGAGGATCAACGCCCTTCGACGCATCCGAAATGCCGGTGCGGGATTGACGCAGCTGCTCCATGATGCCAAACATCTTGAAGACAGGCTCGCCCACGAAGTTGTGATTGATCGACATCACCGCCGAATTTGGGTCACCCATCGTACGTATGGGAGCGCCGATCTCATCGTTCAACACGTCGTCGGTGTTGGTGATGGTCTGGTTGAACACCGTCCTAGGCCAAATGGACTGTGCAAGGGAGTCCAGAGAACCCCGGAGCATATTCGTCTTGATGGTCTGGATATCCTTGACCAGATCAGCCGGGGTGTCGCCGACAAGGGTGTGGGGTTCGGGATCGGGGCACCACACAGCGAAATTGGTGTACTGGACCACTTCGTCGTACAAGATATTGTGGTCGTCTCCGATGGTGTGGATTTCGCGCAGTTCCGCGATGCCGTCGCCGTCCTTGTCAATCCGAATGTAATAGCAGCCGTATCGAACGTCCCACTGGTCCGAAAGATCGCCTTCGTCCAGCCCCGAATTTCTAAACAAGCGGTCGGTAGAATAATTATCCGACGTCTGGTTCATAAAATCGGCTATTTCTTCCAGTTCGTACCCCTGCTTGACCAGTTCGGATATGTTGATAATCTGGTCGTGCCCGATCAGCGGCGAATCATCTACATCCTTCGCCTTCCGGGATATCCGGAACTCATCGAGCGGCACCGACACGATCTTTGTCATTGGTTTCGACTTGACGAACCTAATCCGAAGGGACTCAAGGGTACCCGGAGCGGTTTGAGAGGGCTGAGCGTCAATCACTTGAACGGTCGGATTCTCGTGGACCAAGAACTGGAACTGCTCTTGGGTTATTCCCTGGAATTCCTGCTCGGTTACTTCTTCGTCGTTTTCGGTCCACCAACGCACGACGCCCGTCTTGCAGCGCAGAGCGTCCTTGCAGATGTCGTGGATGATCAGGAACCCCGGATTGTCTTCCCATAGCACGTAATTCAAATAATCCGTGCACTGTCTCGCGATGTCTTCCTGCCCTTTGTGGTTCGGCTTGCAGTTTACAACATTCTCGGTAGAAGTAAAAATACGCATGAGGCTAGGAAGAATAGCCATAACAGTATCCCGAAAATCAGTGCTAACAGCACTCGATTTTCCGTCACCTTCCTGCTCAGGCAGTTCACCATAGAAGTACCGCAGATTTTCCTCACGGGCTGGTCCCAACGTGCTTTCTTCATACGAAATGGAATCGTCGATCAGCGCGCGAACCGTCGCGGCGTACACGGTATCTTCGTCGTCGGTATTGTCCACCGAAGGGGCACCAGCATATTCCCCTATAACCCCGTTGTTGAACAGGCGCTCCAAGGGCTGCCCGTTGATGGTGTTGTTTCCGCTCTGAACCGGCGTAATGACGTTCATCGAATACTCCTCGGGCTGTTACCCATGCGCTTGAGGTTGCGCTTCAACGCACCGGAATGGAGACTTATGACATTATTGCCGCCAACCATCATGCCAATCATATTAAGCGAAACGCAGCCCACCCGTATCGCATCGGCAGCGTGGGAAGCCCAGTTGTGGACCGGCTTGCCCGTGGGTCCTTTGTGGTAGTTCCGCAGCGCGGTGTAACCCGGCTCCGTCTTTGCTTTGTCGAACCACATCATTCGAATGGCAGCTCTAGTTGCTGAAATTCCGTCCTCAACGGTATGATTTGGACAGACAAACACGTTAGGCAGCATGTTGTCAAGGACTTCTTTTCTTGATACCCCAGTTCCAAGCTCACGAGCCTTGATGTCGTGTGGCAGAACGTGCACACCGTATTGATACGGTTTGCTCTTGATCTGACCCACATACCATTCGAGACCTTTACCGGAATTGGCGAGATAGTCAATGACATGGAGTTCCTTTCCGCACTTCTGTGCGAACCATATAACCATCTCGTCGTCGATGCCCAAATCCCACCACGTCATGACGAGGGCATTCGGGTCATAAGGCACGCCGGTAATCTGGCTCGGCGTCGATGTTTCAATGTCGTTGAGCACGTCGCCGTAGTAACTACCCTCGATCGGCGCGTCGAAAGAACACATCATTTCGCGGGCGAACTCGTCCGGCGTCATGTCCTTGCGCATTTCCTGCACTTCGTCGGGGTCCAGCGCGTCGGTTTCGCTCACGGGTATGCTGAACATATCCCAACTGGTTATTTCTTTTTCGGCTCGCTTTTTGAGTTCGTGGAAATGGTCGTCGCCGTTAGAAGTTCCGCTGATAACTGCCCATCCTTGATAGTCAGCCAAACAGGGACGGATGACGCTGCCCAACATGCTTGGGTTAAGAAGTGGGTACTCATCTGCGACGACACCATCGAAATATAGTCCTCGCATTCTTTCATAAGCCGCGCTTCCTCCGTATAGGTTGATCATCGCGCCGTTGGGGAGTATAACTTGCAGGTCTCCTTCTACCACCTTCACGCGGGGGAGGACACCTGTATAATGCTTGTAGTAACCCCAAACGAGATCTTTGGCCTGTGCGAAGCTAGGCCCAATATAGCCATAGCGCGGCGGTGGGAATACCCTCTTATTCTCGAGCGCTTTTCGGACGGTGTGGTTGCACAGCGCGACTGTTTTCCCCGCCCTTCGGTGGGCCACGACGAACTTCCATCGCTTGAGGGATTCGTGGAGTGGCCGAAAGTGTACCCGAGGAACATACGGGATAGTTATCCTTGGGGCCTGTTCCTCGGGGCTTTCGCTCATTTCTGCGTCGTGGCCGCTTTCACGGCCCACATCGCTGCTTCTTCGTAAGCAGTCTGCGCCAGCGAAGCCAAACGCGGGTCCAGGTGCTTCAGGTCTTCGCAGAGATCAATGAGATCAGCGGTGTAACGCTTGATCTTGTCCACCATGTTGTCTTTGGACGGGTTGAAGCTTTCCCTTACGCGCTGCGCGCCGATGGACATGCCTTCTTTGTTACCCTGCGTCACGTTTGAATTCTCCATCTATGACTTCCCCTTGGTCCGGCGCTTCCGCTTCCCCGCCGAATGTGCTCCCGTCCGCCCATTGGACGACAATAGTTCCACCAGCGGCGTTTTTAATATTGACACCTCCCGAAGCACCAGTTCCCCAGCCACGTCCCTTCCCGATATTCGATAGTACAAATCTCGACATCGTGTCGCGACGGCTCGGATCCAGTTCATCAGTGAGTGCATCTTTTACGTTCGATTCTGCTATGTCGACGAGACGGTCTTGCGCCTCGGTCATTTCTGCTGATAAATACGGGGACTTCTTTACAAAAGCTCTTAACCGAATGGAGGTGGTTTTTAAGATTTTTGCGGCTTCGGTAATATTGCCCGACGCCATCCAAAGCGCAGTTCTACATTCCTCTACATCGAGAGGTAGCTCGTTTGGTCGCTCTGAATACGGCATCGTAGGCAGAGCGACCAAATCGTTTGGTACATGGTCATCGTCCATGGTAACCGAAAGTTATAGTGAGCTTAAGTAGCAACCGGCTGGTTGATTACCGGAGCGCCGACTGGTCCTTTGGGAGTGTCGCCCGGACGGCTTCCCTCCGGGGGCGGGTTCCGCGCGAGCATTCCGGCGTCCCAAAGGGCGACGGCTGGGTTCATGTATTTCGTGATGGGTGCCCCTGAGGGCGTCACGATATCATCGAACACTACCGCCGGATTCCCGTAAACGTCCGCATAAATATCGTCCGGTCCAGGAATTTCTCGAAAGGCTGCCCCGTGGGGTGTCCCTTTCTCGTCGAGCGAAATGTGACCCAATTCACCCCTGCCGACATCCCCGGCGAGTCCGTGGATTTCGTCGTGGGAGAAGCTTCTCTCTTCAGCGGTTCCGCGAGAATCCTGAAGGATTCCGGTTGCGCTGTCGTAAGTCGTCATCGCGCCGCCGACGGTTCCACCACCACGAGTTGATCCTGTAGAAGCGGGGTGAGCGTGGCTTTTATTCTGCTCGTGCAGCTTCTTCTGCTCGGCGTCGTGCTTCGCCTTAAGCTCAGCGTCGTGCTTCGCCTTTTCTGCTTCTCTCTTTTTCGCTTCATCCGCAGCGTGCTGCGTCGGATTTTTGGGCTGGTCGACCATATTAACGTTCCTTTCTACGGGTGGTGGGCGCTTCAGTGAATGTAAACATAACTGTATTAGATTGAACGTCGTCGTTTCTTACATACACTGGGAGGCTATCTGGGCCATGCCAAACATCCATGTTCACCCCAGTTTTAACTGAACTGGACGACACCAAAGTGGTGGGTTCATCCTGATTAGCGAAATTGATAACCGTACTGTTATCGAATCCAGATCCCGCGATCACTAAATCGAAACTTGGGTCCCCAATGGCCGCCGTGGTAGGCGAAATACTATTTATAACCGGTGTCGAAGTGGGGACTTGATCTCCTACGCGCTTATCCACATTGCTCGTGAGGGGAGGCGAAAGGGATGCTCCCGAAGAACTGACAAGAACATCCGCGCCGTCGTCAATAGCGTCCTGTTCGTTATGTTTAACGCTACAGGCCTTTGCATTAGGTCCCGGCGGAGGGTTCACGGTTGCGGGGCCGCTCGGAACACCAAGGTCATCCAATGGGAGCCAGCCAATTTCGCCTGGAGCCAAATCACCTACTTGATCGTCGTAAAGACCGGCCATAAGCGAAACCCTCCGTGTATACGAAGTGGGCAGCATAGCACGTGGTATGAAGACTGTCAAGTTAGGAAGGGATGTTCCGGGGGTATTCGGAAGGGAGGATTCAACGATTTGCGAATTGTTGGGGGAGCACTGATACGCGCGCCGCAAGCAATTCCACGCCGAAACGGGTCCCGCCCCCGACAAACAAAGTTTGTCGGGGGTCGGGGGGAGTTGCAACGAGCCGCGCGTACAACTTGAGTTGCACAACCACACCACCACAACTGGGAGTACTGCGGCAACGTGTCACATTATGCGAGCGTGCTCGTCGTGGTACGATGCTCGGGCGATGGGGACGAAGGGCGGCCAATCCGGCAGGCCCATCCCACGCGAGGAGAGCCATCATGGCCAAGAAGACACACACGCCCACCGCTGCCGAAGTCGCAGCCAAGTTCGACGCAGCCATGGCTGTCGTGCACGAACTCCCCACGCTCGCCGATCTGCCGATCGACGCCGAAGTCGCGGAGGAGATCGAGAAGAAGGGCTCGGTCGTGAAGAGCACGTACAAGAAGAAGTACGCGGCGCGCGCGGCCGGTGCCGGGCTTGGTAAGACAGCCCAGCGCTCGTGCTGGGACTGGCTGGCGCAAGAGCTGGCGAGCGAGTGCCTCGACGGCACGAAGATCGACATCGGCCGGTTCCTCGCCACGCTCGAAGCCAACGCCGTGGACCACAGCCGATGGACGAACCGCAGCAAGGGCTGGGAAGGACGCCTGCGGATGACAGGCCGCCTCGCACTCCAGAAGGTGGTGGCCGCCCAAGGGCACCTGAAGACGGTCGAGGGCGCCGAAATTGCAGCGCCCGCCGAGTGGGTGGCGAAGTTCACGAACTGAGAAGGCAGGGGGCGGCGCAAGCCGCCCCTTTCTCGTCCCAAGCGCGGCGAAGCGCCTCGTTCAGCGAAAGCTGGGCGGGGCGCATTCGTGTGTCTGAAACTCAGCATCGCGAAGCGTTTCGCAACGCGTGGGCCAAAGAAAAGGGGCGCAGCGGAAGTGGCCCGCCGCGCCCCCGCCGGAATATGTGCTACTTCTCGAGGGGAATGATGAGAAGGCGATCACGCAGAACGCGCAGCAGTTCCTCGCGGCGCTTAGAAGAGATCTGCTTCGCTGCGAAGGCCTCCCAGACTTCGGCAGCGCCTTGGAAGTGTACGGCGCGCGTATAAAACAGCGCGGTGGCTGCGGCGGCGTACGGCGAAAGATCGGTCGAAGAGGGCATAGCGAAAACTCCAGCGGGACCATCCCGCGTGCGTATTAGAGCACAGCGCGCGCACGCCGTCAAGTACGTTTCGAACAGCGGCGCTGGGAAACCTTTCGCAACGCACAGCGAAATGCCTAGACAGCGTGCGCGCCGCTTGTGTGCACCGAGCCCTTACGTGCTTCCGTTACACAGCGGTCGAGGCACGCCGCAGCCGCCAAACGGTGACACAAACTACCCTCATTGTGCTGTGTCTTTTCCCTGTGTGTGACCACACCACCAGAAAAAAAAGAAATTAAGGAACGTAGGGAAAGAGGTGCACACAACAAACGCCCTCATCCTATTTTCGCTTGGAATACATCATAATCGTTGATCTTCGCTACGCCATTTCCTATCTCTAGTTTTTCGGCGATTTGTTTCATTGGCGTATATAGAAGACTGGCCGCCCCGCGTAAATCACAGTCTGTTCCATCTTCATGGCCTCTCCCGTAAATCGTTAAGTGCTGAAACCGAATGTTCAACATATCCCGTTCTGCTTTTTCCCGCTTTAATTTACTGCTCATTTCGCTCTCCTGTTTGAATCCCCTAGTTTACCACACCCCGCCCACC